AGTCGTCGAGCGCGTTCTTCATAATCTTATCTGAAGCTCTTCTCGTAGCCGCTTCTGCCTTCTCTTGCATGTGTAAGCCCTTAACAAACGACTTAGTAAGACGTTTACCCAATACGGGTATAAAACGTCCTGGTCGTTGTCTGTGGCCGTCGTTAACATATGATGCATAGGAAGCTGAATTCTGTACTTTAACGGTACTATCGTTAATGCGTTCTGCTTCCCAGGATCGTCTCATGTGTTCCGATTCAGAACGGTATTTACCGTCTGGTGATATCGCTAGCGCTCCGACTGGAGTATTCGCTATAGCTTCGGCTAAATAATGTTGTGCTAAGTTATCGGTGATTTCCTCGTTAAGGGAAGATATATTATTCTGAAGCTCGTTTGTCTTCTTTAATAATTCTTCGAAACCCGAAAGGTCGACTGTAACGTTAGCCATTATGTTTACTCTTAAGCGTCAATTGGATCTCTTGGTGAGTATCGTATAACGCTACTTGTGAGGAAGCTGTATAAGCGAAGTGTCGGTTATTTCTGATTATCTCGATATCGGTACCTGGCTTAATCTCGAGATCTGGCGAAATAAATAAGACTACAGTCTGAGAAGCCGATGGTAGCTTATTAACAATATCGTTAGATTGAAGTGTCTTGTACGACACTCGACAAGGGTAACTGATTGCTTCGAGTTCGCCATTCTTAATTATGCCAGTGAGAGGATCTTGTATGGCTTTCTTCTGTTCAGTAAGAATACATGTATCTTGATAAAGACGCTCGAAATGTTGACGAGCTACCATTTTAATTTTCGATAACATGTTATATCTGTACCTTCTAAGGAAGTCCATTTAGTAATGAGAGAAGTTAAATAATGTAAGGTATTATCGCCGTCGAATTCAATCTCAGTGTCGCCTTCTTTTAATCTGGTAATCGGTTGAAGATCGGCTTCTTTAAGTATGATATCTTTATGGTGATCGATAAACCTTGCAGCTACTCTTTTATCGAGCAGTCCAGAGAGTTCGGACGGCAACTCTTCTTCGTTAAGAATATTAAGAAGATATTGCCGTTCCGTATCATAGATGTATTGAAGAACGTTGTCATATTCCGGAGTCACGTTAAAATGTGTCGTGAACCGAATGAGTTCTTTTATTTGATCCATGATTATTTAACCCTTATTATTTTTTGAAAGTTGCTTTAACTACTTTGGATTCGTTTGTTAAACCTACAGCATAGTGTGCAGATACTACAACGTCAGTAGACAATGCTTTAGCATGACGTTCAGTTTCGAGCATAGCTTCAGCTTTAGTGTAGATAGTAACAGCTGGAAGAGCTGGTGTACCGTCTTCTACTTCTGGAGACAAGCATACGATGAAGTTGTCGATAGTAGCTTTGGAGTCATCGATACGACGAGATGCAACTACACGACAGCCAGCGATCATACCGATTTCACCGTTAATCATAACGTCGGCATTATATTTATTACGATCGATGAAGTTAGGATCCAAACGTAAAGTCGTTACTTGAGAAGGAGCTACGAAAAGGACTTTCTCTGTGTTACCTTCTTCATTCAATTTATCGACTGCTGCTACAACGCCTTCATAAGAAATAGCTTTAGCGGAAGTAGCTGCCAAAGTAGTAGTAGCTAGAGCTGCCAATACATCGTTATCCATTTTATCGGCGATAGACAAAGATAATTGATGAGTAGCTTGACCTACTGGGTCACCCAAACCAGAGTTAACTGCTTTATCTGTTAATGTAATTGCTTTACCAGCTGTTTTAATTTGTACAGTTTTAGTAGAAGCAGTCATAGTAGTAGTCGTTACTTCTGCACCTTCTGCAACGTCTTCAGCTGCACCGATATAAGCCCATACCGGAATTGTGATAGTGTCACCAGGAACACCTTTAAGGTCTTCGTTTACTTGTGCGAATTGTGTGAATTTTAATGCTTTTGGCAAGCCAGCAGATACCATATCTTGCATAACTTGTGGGTTAATAATATTAGCGAGTTTTGTTTCGTTAGCCATTTGTTAAATGTTCTCCATGTTGTTAATTAGTTAGATAATTCAGTGTAAAGGGCCGGGTCGCTTTCCTGTAACGCTACTCTATCCTTGTAAGACATTTTGTTAAATTGTTCTTTCGTAATACCAGGATTTGGATTAGCGTTAGATTCACCAGGTACGACACCGACTGGTTTAGATTCGGCGAATAAGTAAGGATCCGATTCTTTTAAAGCTTCGATTTGTTCGGTAAGGCCTGTGATAGTGCCGTCTTCTTTTAATTCGATAGCTTGCTTATTTAATAAGGATGTTAAGATTTTCGGATTCTTTACGCCGCATTGAAGAATTGCGGTATTGATACCGTTATCGACTTGCATATCTTTAATTTGTTGTGCATATTGACTATCACGTTCAGCGGCTTTGTCTTGTAATTCTTTAATCTGTGCTTTAAGTGTTTCATTAGCTGTTTCAGATTCGGTTAGTTTATTGATTTCGCTTCGCGTTGTTTCGATCTCGGATTTTAATTGCTTATATTTTTCGTTTTTCTCGTTAAATTGAGACTTTGTTACATAGTTTTTGCCATAATCCTCGATAATTGCTGTAGCTTGTTCTTCTGTTAGATTTAGTGCAAGTAATTCTTCTTTTGTCATTGTTAGTTAATCTCCTATAATGAATTCGTTTTATTTACGAGAGTCACATCTCTCACTTTATTTAAAGGATTTGGTGTATTATTCTTTATCGTCTTTAATACACTTAAAAAGACAAGGGTTAAATAAATGAATGATATGTGTCTAGCGGCGCTACTTTAGGTAGGTAGCTTGCCATTCCTCGTAAGATATATCTGGTACAAATTCCGTCTTCTGATCTGGTCTTGATGCTCGTGAGTTAAGAGGTATATACGGTATCATCGTCGAACGACAATAAGGATGGAACGGTGGAGCCGTAATACCAGGCTTAAAGTCGGTACGGTCGACGATATGTTTATCTAAATGACGACATACTGACGATGTATGCTTATCGAGGGTTGCTAGTATCTGATATTGTTTAACATTTAATTCTTTAAACGTGTTATTAAGTGCTAATTCTTGTACGTAAGCTACTTCTGTTTCGACCAAACGTCTTGCATTCGACATTTGTACGTTACAAGCTTGAGATACACGTTCTGTAATACGCTCTGTCGGTTCTTGAGCAATAAAGGAACGTGTTATCTCTTGCTGTAGCTTCGTAATTAGCTTATCTCGTTGATCCCAGATTCGTTGTGAGAAATCTTGTTCTGTCCACGGCGTATTAATAGCTTCTTGAATTGCTTTCTTCGGGATTTGTCTGAATGTTTGATATTGCCCTTGTAGTGATTGTGTAAGATATGCGGCTTCGTAGTAGGTCGAGTTATAAACTTTATTTAGTGCATCGTTAATGTTGGTATGCTGTTCTTGTGCTAAGATTTCGACAAACTGTGAAGTATGAATCCATAATTCTTCTAGGCGGGATAGACGTGCTCGTAAGGAAGCGTTTTCAAGAAGCTTTATTTGTTTCGGGGATAAATTCTTTTGTTGTGCAAGCTTAATGTATTGATTAAGCGTTATCTTGAAGTCTTTTAATTCTCGTGCCGATAACTGTCTCTTAGCATCGGCAAGTGATAGATTATTAGAATTAGCGTATTTTTGTATGAAACCGGCTATCTGGTTTTCGTACTTAGTTAAGGAATACGCATAGATCGAAGTAAGGTCTTCGTAAGAAGTTTGTGCTATGTGTAAGCCATCTTCTTTTAAATTAAGAAAGCGTTGTTCCCAGTACGTCATTGTTTAGTACCTCGTTGCGTTCTTTCTTAATACGTTCAAGCTCTTCTTTTGTATCGAGAGTCCATGGATGATTAGCGACTATCGTTTCTTCAGAGATAATACCAGAGGAGTTACGACATGCATCGATTAATTCAGATTGGTTTAATGGTAAGTCTCGATTAAATATAAATACTGTATCATTAGATATAGGTTTGTTAGATAATGAAAGGTATGCATTAATGAATGTTAATAGGCGCTCGAGTGATGCCTGGAATTCGGTTTCCATTTCATTCGCATCGAGATCGATATCGGAGTACATTGAATTAATGTTCATTTGATTCGGATTATTAGCCATACGATCATCTTTAGCATCGAAGCCTCGACCATTCGTGATAATAGCTCGTTCAAGAAGCTTTATGATCGTTTCGTAATTAGAAGCATTAACTTCGATATTTAGAGTTTCGACTCCAGATTCGAATTCTGGAGACGACGTGATCTTAATTGCTCCATATCGTGCTAATTGTTCCCGGAAGTTAGCTAAGTTCTCACCGTCATAACCTTTAATAACGAGGATTGTATTATGAACGTCTTGAGACATTACGTTAGCAAAATTAGAGAGCATTTGATTAAGAGCATCTTGTAGTGGTTTAACCTTAGAAAGTAACGGTACTTCTTCTGAATTAGATCGGAACCAGATTAAGGGAACCGATTGCCAGTTGTAAGAAAGACCACTTCTTTGGATGTAAGGTCTAGATTGCTTAGTCGTATCTGGTTGAAGCGTTCCATTGATGTAGTCGTAGTACGTAACACCTTCTGGTTTGTAGTATTCGACTTTATAGAAGGAAGTCTTAATTTTAGGTGTCGTATATACTTCGAATTCGTAGAAGTAAATAAACGCATCGAGTGAATCGTGTTCTTCGTCGTGCCAGAGAGGGATAACGAATTCGGGCTTCATACGTTTTAATTTAAAGTTACCTTGATTATCGATGTATGGATGTAGGTAAGCTATCGTACCGATATAAGCATCTTTACCGAGGTTTTTTAAAGTACGCTGGAAGTTCTTATTAAAGAAGTCGGTTAAGTCTGTAGTCGATTTAACGTCGATAGGCTTTGATAATAGATAATTAGTCTTTTGATCGACTAAATCATCGAATAAGTTATTAATAATCTTGTTATTAGGAATCGTACCTTTAGCATCGGTCGGATTGCCGTTAGAGTCCATAACTACATGTTCTGGTATCTTATGTTTACCTTGATAATAGTTACGTGCCTGGAGTATCTCTTGTCGTTTCTTAGAGAAGAGAAACGCTTCGAGTTCTGCTTGCACGAATTGGGACTCGGACATGCCGGCATGCTTACGTATGATATCGTTCCATTCTTCGTTTAGCATTTAGGTCCTTTCTTATACAAATTCGAATGTCGGTGTTTGTGTATTAATCTTTTCGGCGACACCAGTTAGTGCATCGGGAGCATCGTCATGTAGATTTTTGCCTTCACGTTGGTAGCTTGTGATGGCTTTATAAAATTCTGGATACTTATTATGCCAGTTATACGGAAAGTAAATGTGTTCCATAACCCAGGTAGCATTAGATAAGATACGGGATTGTTTATTCTTGGATTGATGAAAAGCTTTTATTGTAGTGTAGTTAGTGTTATAGGTATTAGTTAGATAATGAAGGATTTGCCTAGCGAATCCGCGCCCGCCATTGTTAGATTCGATGTGAGCAATATTCGCTTTATATTCGTATAAATGTCGTGCTACGAGAGGTTCCGTAACTTCCATCGGATCGTTAGTATATATGACGTCGAGTATGTAGGCTTCTTTCTGATAAACACCGTATATAATCGAACATAAATAGTCAGAGCCTGTATCTGCTGTATCGGTATAGGCTTCGATACGTTCGAATTGAGGTGGCGTATCGTAAGTTTTAAGCGATGAATACAGCTGACCTTTAAGGTCGATTGGTTCTTGCTGGTAGTTGGCATAAAAGATATCGGGAGATATTAGCTTCTTTTTTTCTTCATATGATTCACGGGAAAGAACTTCGTCACATAACATCGTACCGTCGTCTTGTAATGCTTTAAGCGATACGACTTCGGCATCGTCTTTGAAGTGATTAATAATACGACCAGCTAAATCATCGGATGCCCAGCGTGTCATAATAATAATGATTTTGCCGCCCTCTTCTAAACGAGACAGCATCGTGTTAGTAAACCATTCAAAATGAGCTTGTTTCGTAAGTTGGTTATTCGCTTCGAGTGCATTCTTTATTACGTCGTCTATGATCATAAGAGAACACCCGAAACCGGTAGCCGTACCCGAAGGAGATGTAGCCAAATAAGATGAATATTGACCTTCGAGTGACCACATATTCATAGCTGCATCGCCTTGTTTTATTTTCACATCTGGAAATACATCGGAATAAACCGGTGTAAATGGATCAGCTTTATTAGTTTGAATAGCATTACGTACCGATTTAGCGAATTGAGTCGATAGTGTTTCGTTATAAGAACCCGTCATTATCTTTTGTGTCGGGTCTTTACCTAGATACCACTCTACAAATTTAGTAGCTGTTCTAGATTTACCGGTACGTGGAGGCATTGATACGACTAATACTTTCTTATTGGAGTGTGTTACGAAGTCTTGAAGTACTGAGGTTAAATAAATGAGATAAGGCCTCGACCGTTTATAGAAGTCGGGAGCCATTAATTCGCAATAGTCGAAGAAGTCACGCCGAGCGAGTTCTAACCTTGCTTCGTACTGAAGTCGTTGTTTTAACTCTGGTGTCATTCTCATTTGGCCTGTAGTTTGAATTCGTATCACCTCCTTCTGGTGTTCGTATGTGTTCGCATGTAATCGAAAATACATAGGACAAGTTAATCGGGTTCTTTCTCAATTAGCGCTCGAAGCTCTTCTGTCGTTAACGATTGAACCGGATTATTAATCGTAGTGTCCATTTTGATACGTTGTTCATAAGCAGCATCCATCTTATTTAAGATATCGAGTGCTTTAAGTTTGTCGTTATATCTTACGTCGTCGCTGTAAATCCATTGAGTTAATAGGTTACGACGTTCTTCTATGGTTGCTACCCTGTGATCTGTAGTTTGTCGGAATCGTTGTTGTAATTCAGCTATATAAGCCTTGCAGGCAGGTTTATTAAGGTTTTCTAGGCCCATGTTATTAACGACCGACGGACTGGATTTTGAATAACCAGCTTTAATAACGGCTTCATTAATAACATTCCCGTTAGAAACATATTCTTCACAGAACCTGGCTTGTTTAGGAGTGAGTGTATACCCATCCACAACGATTCTTCCTCGGGAGTCTTGCGTTATTGCGATGGTTCTCACCTCTTTCGTTGTATTAAATGTATATATATAGTAGTTATTATTAAGTGATTAACTACGAATGTATGTTTGGTTAGTAAGCTAAAAAAAAGAACCCTCTTGTTTAGAGAGGGTAGCTTTTTCTAGAAGGAATAATCATGAAAAAAATCTTGTTGCAAAAATAATAGGAAGCTTAAATATGGTTTTCTTTTGTAAGGTAGGAATTATATAGTAGATGTAGATGAAAAGAAATGGAATGAAAAACAGAGGAGTGAATTAAGTTATTATCCTTACATATATATTATTACGCATGGCATGGCCAATTAGGGCCAGTTATGGCCAGTAAAATTAAAATTAATTATTATTTAAATGTATTATATAGTGTTGTATATGATGTTATATCTATATATGATGTATTAGATATAGTGTTAAATAATGAAGCTAAATGAAATTAAAAAGGCGGCCGCACTCTAATATGCGACCGCTTCTTTCTAAAGAACACTGATAAGGAACAGTGGAACAAATATTCCCGATAATACAAACGCTATAATGATAATTAATTCGTCATCCATTATTACTCTCCTTGTAACACTTCGCATACTAACTTAAGAGCTTCAACAAGGTTAAACTTAATCGTTGAAAAAGAACAGCCCTTGCTGAATCGCGATGTCTCAAATGTGGTAGCTAGTACCGTTAAGGGTACGTTATTAAGGTAGTAGTTCGTGAGTAATAATCGATACCGTGCATCTGGTACACGTTTAATCGTATTAGCTATTTCTTGTTGCGTATCGATATATTGTTTCTGGAGCCGTAACTCGTCAGCCTTATATTCTCTAAGAGTTTCTTTTAACTGCTTATCATCGAGTTTCGAAATATCTTGATCATAAAGTCTAGTAAGAGAATTCGATCGTTTAATTTCGAGTGCTAGATCACGATATCGTTCCATATATTGTCTAGCTAAGGCCGTATTATAGTATGGCTTAGATTCGTCGAATAATGGTTCCACTACATAATCTACGGAATTATCAAGTAAGTCCTTTATTTGTTGTTTTTGCGTAGGAGTGTATTTCATGATTGGTACCTATTATTTAAAGAAAAACGAATAAAACGAATATATGGCCAGTATGCTCGTAATGAGTACCCATGTATTTATAAAATTAACCAGTACGTTGGATACGATCGTTACTTCTTTGTCGTTACGAAGTACACCCTCTTCTTCGCCAGGAAGAGGTCTTCTTACTTTTAATGTGTCCATAGTGTTATCCTTTCAGTGTGTATCTCAAGGTCTCTAATGCTTTGAGCTTTTCTTGTTTTACAGTGGAGATCGTAATGTTAAGTTGTTCAGCTATTTCTTCGTCGTTGTAGCCATCGTAAAAGTCGCGCATAATAATTTGTTGTTGAACGTCGGTTAAAGAGCTTAAGTCTAGTTTCGGGGATTCGACGCTATTAAAAGCCTCTATCGTGGTCGGATCCTCGATTGTATTGATTAATTCTTCACCTTCATCGTTCAACTTATTAAGTTCGACTAGTTGAATACCGTTAAGGATATCGATGATTTGTTGTTCATCGAGCCCAGTTAACTCAGCAATGTTTGTAGTAGTTATGCGTTTATCGAGTCTATTTAGTAGTTCTTTGGCCTTATTAATTTGCTTAAGAATTTTAGGTGTACGGTCCGGAAGTCGTAGCATCTTATTCTTTTGCAAATACCGGATTAAATGGCCGTTAATTGCTGGACGAGCATAAGTCGAAAACTTAGTATCGTGATCTGGGTTGTATTTATTAAAAGCTATTAGCACGGCTACCATACCTTCTTGGATTAAGTCGTCAATATCGTCTGAATCGCGGAAGGTTTTAGCTATACTCATAACTTGAGATACCTGGTTTAGTACGATCTTATCTTTGATCGATTTTTTTATTCTGGAAGACGGAGTACTGAAATATTCATTGAATAATGCAGTCTCTTGTTCTTTAGTATAAGGAGGAGTTTTAGTATTATATAAGTTATATAAGTTTGGTTTCATTGTTGTTATGTTATAGGATTAAAAGGTTAAATAATGAAATGTGTTAAGGCGCCGATCGCGATCTGGGTAAACTAAAAGCACTGTGTAGGATTGGAAACAGTGCTTTAGCTTGATTTAATATTAAGTTTTATCGCTGTTGCCTTTCACAACATATATTACAAACGGAGCATTCGTTCCGGGTTAAATTATTAATGAAGATTTAGTGAAGTTTTACATTTCGATGGAAAATATATCAAATAATGCATCGTTTATCTTACCAGCTGGAGCCATATTGCAATAAGTTGGGTTAACCATAAATACTTCTTTAGAATATGGAGTCGGTTTAAGTCGTGCCATAACATTGAGTTTAAGCATTCTATTTAAAAAATCAGCAGTTGCCCTCTTCTTCATTTTAAAGCGACTATTTTCAAAAATGTCTTCAATTTCTTTTCGACATAATGGATAATTTTCTCTAGAAGTCTTACGACATAATACATTGTTTTTATTTAAATATGTACATAGATAAGCAAGACATGTAGTATGGCGATAATCATCGATTAATTCATTAAATTTATCTGCACTATTAAGAATGTCTTTTGGAGAAAATTTACTTTTTATCATGGTGTTAGTCCTCGTATTTTGTTTTTAACTGATTGTGAAACAAAGATTTAATGAAGTTGTAAATTGCTGTTCAAATATTCTTTTCTTGAATACGTTGTATTAGCAATTATTTGATTAGAGTCAATCATTTTAGATGCTTGATACTGATATTTTTCATCTTCTAGTATTGCAAACCATGATGTAATACTATTGTTGTCACATTTAATAATAAAAGTATCGATAACAAATAAGCCAGGAAGAGTTTTAGATAAAATATCACTTAATAGCTCCTCTATCTCACCCTTATCTTTTTTGCTAGCTCCTAATTCAAAAGTAGTATCTTCATTAATTAAAGCATTTGTTATTATTGACTTCATACTATTAATGTATTGCTGTTCTCTATCTATAATTTGTGGTTTCACTATTTAACCTCGTCTACATTAACTTCAATTCCTGTATCGCCTACATATATGCCGGCTTTATAATTATTATTATTTAAATCAACTAATTTAACATAAGCTGAGTAATTTTCACTGTATTCGTCTGGAGTTTCAATAATTGCTGCTTGCAATACTCTAAATTCTGGCAATTCTACTTTTAAATGTTTAATGAATTCATCTCTTAATTCTTTGGATGTGTAATCATTGCCAATAATAAAGTGATTTTCGATTGCTTTATATACAGCATCTCCTATTGTCTTTTTATAGTCCATAATTGATACCGTCCTTTAATCGTTTCTTTTCTTCCGGAGAAGAAGCTGGAATTGTAATAGTGCACAAATAATTATACTGTTTTTTGTTAAAATATAAGGCTGAGTCTAATGGGAATTCAAAAAATACTTCTGTGCTAATTCGCAAAAAATAAGAATTTAGATGAATTGCTGGATTCATCATAAATTTAGCAGCCTTGCCTTTTCCAATTTGTTTTAAAATTTTAGCCTTCTTAGCACATCTAATAAACATAGCAGCCGTAGATGATGCCATACCAAAATCCTCTGTAGCCAATAAAGCTTTTAGACCATCGACATTTAAATAGTTATATCTTTTATTATCGCCTATTACAATATTGTCGACATTTAAATATTCAGTCAGCATGATAATTGCAGATTTAAAGGAAGCAAAATCTGATCGATTCTTGCCGGCGCTTTTTGCCTCATCGATTGCTATATCATTAATTCGTCTTAATAATTCATTACGTCTAACAGCTATTCTATTAGTCCGTACAGTAAAATTATTAAGATTGATAAATTTACCGTCTTTACTAAATACGCTAATTTTGCGAACTTCCTCTGGAATCACGAGAGTTTTATAATATCGATCATCTTTAATATCTGTGGATTCATCTTCTATTGGGTCGGTATCAATAGTGTCGTCTAATTTAGCTTTAATATTTTCATCAATATCTTCAAGTATATTGTATCCTTTATCTGTCATTTTACTAATCTTCTTTCTTTAAAATAACCTTACCCATATAGGTAACGATTTATTTTTAACTTTACCCATATGCAGTACAAAAATAATACCGGTGAACCAGCATAACTACTGGATTTTTGATGTTTTTTATCGCTTACTCCTATATAAGTATATATAGGGTTCACATATTATTTTATTTTTTTTAATTTAAGATCATCTACTATACTTATATTATACTATATGTTGCCGTCGTCGACAAGTTTATAACGAATTAAATTTTAAAGATAACAATTACCGATTAAGATTGGATGCCTGGGTTATACCGTCGACGAGGGCTATACGAAGTAGAACTTGAGCTAAGAGATGAGTGAGCGTCAGCGAACGATATCTCTTTGCGAAACGTTCTACGTAGTATATATTACAAACGACATTTCCATCTTGGGTTAATCTAACCATGAAGTTTTGATGAAGTTTTAAATTGAATAAAACTGACGAAGGGAGCGACAGCGACCGAGATAGTTTTATTAGGGGGAGCGCTAGCGACCTTTGATAGGAAACGTTTCGAGTAGAATTACATTAAGCTGGTTTTCGCTGTTAAGATACGAAGTCCATAAGGTTTGCGTCTCTTCAAAATATATATTACGCACAGGGTAGCTTATATAGTACTGGTAAAGATAAATAATTTAATATTCTTTATTAGAAGTGTTTCTAGTATCAAACGCTACCGGGTAGGATGGTGTTTGAAGGATATGTTGCGCCAGCAGCAATCGCTCCGGGAGCGCTTGGGATATTTCCAGCCCGGTAGCTCCCATAAATAAATA